TGGCTCGATTATCAGGATGCAGGCGACAGCTACGCCACGACCATGGCGTGGGTGCAGCAGTGCGAGGCACTCCTATGACCCACCGCAAACCGAAAACCAACTACGTCGTGCGCGACGTCACGACCGACCAGCTGGGGAACGGCTGTCCCGATGTGCTGGTCATTGGGATAGATCGGCGCACCGGCCTGCGGCGATCTTGGCTCATCGAGATCAAGATGCCGGGCGCAACACTGACGGCGGATGAGGCCCAGCTTCATCAGGCCTGGCAGGGCGATGTGTGGATTGTGGAGAGCGTGGCAGCAGCGGAGACACTGGTGGGGTTGTGATGATGTTCTATCCTTCAAAAAATAATAATCGGCTCAATGCAAAGCCCTTCATGCCAGAGGTCGTTACTGGAACGGCGATGGTCAATCCGCATTACCGTGTCCAGCTTGCTCCTGGAACGCGCTACATCATTGATAGTGGCGCGTTCCAGGAGCGCGATATGAAGAAGCGCCTTCAGCCCTGGCAGGCCTTAGATCGCCAGCTCAAATTAGAGCGCTGGATTGCCTATCATAATGGCCCCGCGTACGCTGAAGCGCTGATCAGCTATGACATGCTAGACGGCGTGGATGAGACGCTGACCGAGGCCGGACGTATCAAACAGCGCGGCACCGATGTAACGGCAAGTCGAGCTGTGCAAGAGACGATTCGGAGCGCGCATATCTACCGCGCGCTACGGGATCGGGTAGCGGGCGCGATTGCCTACGCCTGTCAGGGCGTGAGCACGGCGCAGTATCTCGCATGTGCAAGACAGATCCTGCCGCTACTGCGGTCAGGGCGCGACTGGTTCGCATTCGGTGGCCTATGCATCACGGGCATGCAGCGCGGAACAATGCTGCCGATTTTCCAGGCCACGCTGGAGGCGGTCTTTCCGTTACTTGCGACGTATGGCGTGCAGCGAGTCCACATCCTTGGTGTCTGTGTGCCAGAGGCCATTCGGGTTGTGCAGCAACTAGAAGCGCACTACCAGATTACCTGCTCTACGGATAGCAGCGCTCCTGAGCGAGCCGCTATATTCGGCAATACTTATCATCAAGGTCGACAAAAAGCGACCTACACCAAAGCGCAAAAATTACAGCCAGGCGGCTATCATCCGTGTGATTTGGCACATGACAATATTTTGCGCTATGCGCAGTGGCTGGAGGTGGACGCCGAGGGCAAGGCCGTCACCTGGGGCACCTACGGCGTCATCAGTAGCCACGACCTGTGGGGGGTGGACTGATGCCACCCATACCCGCCCCCATCCTCCGCTATCCTGGCGCGAAGTGGCGACTGGCCCCATGGCTTCAGCGGTGGACGCCCCGCATGGATCGCGTCGTCGATGTCTACGGCGGTTCGGGCGCGTTTTGTCTGACCTTGGCCTATCAGCCGTCGCATCTCGTCTACAACGATCGGCATCAGGAGGCCTACACCCTGTTTGTTGTGTTGCGCGATCCCGTGCTGCGTCCCCAGTTGTGCGCGGCCGTGGCGCTGACGCCCTGGAGCCGCACGGAGTATCTGTCGTGTCGCGCCCCTACTACCCCCACGACCGATCCGGTGGAGCGGGCGCGGCGTTTTCTTGTGCGATCCTGGCAGGGCCAAAAGGGTGATCAGTCTGGGCGCACGGGCTGGCGGAACAAGGGGTCAAAGCACGGACGCGCAGGTACCTACGAGGTGTGGACTCAATTGCCCGATCGCCTTGCCGTCGTGGCGGAGCGTTTACGCCATGCCGAGCTAGAGTGCCTGCCTGCGCTGACGATCATCGGGCGCTATGCGACGCCTGAGACGCTGCTCTACTGTGATCCGCCATATATCCGCACGACCGTCCATGGGACTCGTCGGGCGCTGTACCAGCATGAAATGACGGACGCCGATCACCACGATCTGCTGGACGCGTTGGACGCCCATCCCGGCCCGGTCATGCTGAGTGGCTATCAGAATGATGTGTATGCCGCGCGGCTGCCCCACTGGCACATGGTCTCGACGGCGGCGCGCGGCGAATCGAATGCGCGCCGCATGGAATGCCTCTGGCTCAATGCGGCATGTGTGGCCCAGGATACGCAGCAATTACGATTGGAGTTACGCGAATGCCACCCCGTATGACCGCCGCCCAACTCGCCCAGACGCCCGTGGGGAGTGCCAACCGCCAGGTGCTGGAGCCTGCACCGTCAGCGGGATCGCCCATGCCGCTCGTCATGTGGCTGCCGATGCTCCCGCCGAGCGTCAACCATCTCTATCGGCCTGGACGCCAGCACGGGCAGCGGGTGTTGACGGAGGACGCCCGGACATTTCGGGCGCTGGTCATCCGCGATGTGACCTGCCAGGCGCAGCGGGAAGGGTGGGTTGTCCCACCCGGCGATCTCCAGGTCACGATCCGCCTGACCTTTGGGAGTCGGGCGCGGATGGATATTGATAATCGCATCAAGGCCGCGCTGGACGCCGTCGCCCTGGCGCTCGGCTTTGATGATTGCCGGGTAGCTCGCCTCGTGGTGGAGCGCACGGGGGCTGATCCGAAGCGCCCCGCCTGCGAAATCACGATCCAGGCCTGGGAGGCCACGTGATGCTCACCGTAGGCAGTCTCTTTAGCGGGATAGGAGGGCTAGAACTTGGACTTGAAAGAGCGGGAATGCGAGTCGTTTGGCAATGCGAGATCGATGACTATGCCCAACGAGTGTTACGACGACACTGGCCCGACGTGCCCAAATACGACGACATCCGCGCCTGTGGAGCGCACAATCTTGCCCCCGTTGACCTCATTTGCGGCGGCTTCCCCTGCCAGCCCCACAGCCTGGCAGGGCGACGCAACGGATCGGGCGATGAGCGCGATCTCTGGCCCGAATACCGCCGCATCCTTTGCGAGCTTAAGCCCCGATGGGTCGTGGCAGAAAATGTGCCAGGGCTACTCTCAACAGATGCTGGACGGTTCTTCGGAGGCATACTCGCAGACCTGGCCACGCTCGGGTACGATGCAGCATGGAGTGTGCTCTCGGCGTGCGCCCTGGGTGCCCCACACGCACGGGAGCGCCTGTTTCTTGTGGCCCACGCCCAACGCGTCGGATGCGACTGGCGGGGGATCGGCGAAAGTGGGTCGAGGCGAGACGACGCACCAGATCAACGTGACCGATGCGTACAAAGCGCGTTTTGGCATCCCGGTGCCGATTCGCTTTGTCGAATGGCTGATGGGTTTTCCAGAGGATTGGACAAAGGCAAGCGATTAAAAGCGCTGGGGAACGCCGTGGTGCCCCAGGTCGCGGAGCTGATTGGGCAGATGATTCTGGCACAGGAGGAGGCACGATGCGCGGTGGGCGATTAATCGGGGCGCGCAAGCGCTGCCTCCGCTGTCATCAGCGGGGCGTGGCGAACGCCAACAAACTGTGTGAGGCCTGCAAAGCCGCAGGCTGGCGCTGGTGCAGCGTTGGCAAGCATTGTGCGCCGGTGGAGGCCATGCTCAGCGTCAAGCATGGCTGCCGATCTTGCAATCAAGCGCAGCTGGTGGCCCGGCGCTACGGCACCGCGCTGCAGCCGCCACCGGGCTATGTGTCGGTCGCCGACGCCGCCCAGCGCATGCACTACTCGCACACGATGGTACGCCTGTTTGCCACAACAGGGCGACTGCGCAGTTGGCGACGCAGTCCGACCGGGCAGCTGTGGATCGATCCCGCGAGTCTTGGAGGACAAGAGCATGAATCGTAAACAACTGAGCTATTTTGACGACCAGCGCCTGACGCTGGAGGATAGTCTTGATTTGACACGCCAGAGCCTGCTGGCCTACGGCCTGGACTACCGCCACTGGGCGATTGCCTATAGTGGCGGCAAGGATTCCAGCGCCACGGTCGCGGCGGTGCTGCATCTGATCGAAACGCAGCAGATTCCGCGTCCAGCGAGCTTGATGGTGCTGTATGCCGATACGCGCCAAGAACTGCCACCGCTGTATTACAGCGCCATGCAGATGTTAGACGCAGTACGGGCACGCGGCTTTGAGGCGCGGGTCGTGCTGCCGAAACTGGATGATCGCTACTTCGTGTACATGCTCGGTCGCGGCGTGCCACCGCCCAATAACAATACGCTACGATGGTGTACGCCCCAGCTCAAAGTGGAACCCATGACCAACGCACTCACGCAGCTGCGCGATGATCGCGGCGAAAAGTTTCTCATGTTGACCGGTGTGCGTATGGGAGAGAGCGCGGCCCGCGATCAGCGGATTGCGCTCAGTTGCAGCAAAAACGGGGCGGAATGTGGGCAAGGCTGGTTCCAAAAGACGACGCCCGCCAGCGTTGCCGACACGCTGGCCCCGCTCCTGCACTGGCGCGTGTGCCATGTGTGGGATTGGTTGACCTTTAACAGCGTGGAACATGGATTGCCGACCGCGTTGGTTGCGGAGGTCTACGGCGGGAATGAAGCTGAAGAGATCAATGCGCGCACGGGTTGTATTGGCTGCCCCCTCGCCACAAAGGATCAGGCATTAGACTATGTGATCAGTTTGCCGCAGTGGAGCTACCTGGCTCCGCTCAAGAAGCTCAGGCCGCTGTATATCGAGTTGCGCAAGTTTGTGCATCGCAAACAAAAAGCAGGCGAAACCAATAAAGACGGCCGTCTTAGCAGCAATCCAAATCGCAAAGGCCCGTTGACACTGGAGGCGCGGGCCTGGGCGCTTGAGCGCGTATTGACCATCCAGTTAGAAGTCAATTGCATGGCCGACCGCCAGGAGCGGCCTCGTATTGATCTGATCAATGCAGAGGAAGAGGCGCGTATTCGGGAATTGATTGCGCTGCGCACATACCCGCAGAAGTGGAGCGATGCCGATCCTGACGCCACAGCACTCATTCCGCAGGTGTATCAGGAAGATGATCATGTGATTGAGCAGAGGCTGCTGGCAACGCTCGATGAGGCCGTGGGATGAGGCCGATCCTGACGCCTGTGAGTCGGGCTATTGTATGACGTAACGATATGAGGATCGCGCCATGATGATCGCGGCTTGCACACTCAAAGAAGCTGGGGCAGTATTAGGCGGGGCGCACGGCTGAGGGATAGGTGCTCTTTGCCTCTTGTGTATATACACAATCTGTGCTATACTTCCCGGTATGCACGAACGAACACGCGCCATTCGGATCACGCCTCAGACAGCAACCGCGCTCCAACACCTCGCTGCGCGGTTGGGGTTTCTTCAGCGCCAGGGACCGCAGGTGGGGGAGGGGAGTATCCGCCTCTTGCTTGAGGCGCTCATTGCGGGCGATCTTGCCCTGGTGCGTTCAACGGTGCGTTCGCACCGTCCAGATGGGGCGGACACTGTCCAGGAGTGACGTGGTACGGCTGGAGTTTGGGGCGTTGGAATGCGGTTGGAGGCGACGAACAGCATGGAGAGCAGCTGTTTCGTAAACAGCAGGTCGTCGGTTCGAGACCGACCATCGGCTCCAATTGTAGCGCATTCCAACGCCACCCGTCATGGATGGCGTTTTTGTATTGGCTTCAGAATCCAACGCACAGGATTCATTCGTGTGCAGCATGTAGCGATTTTTCAGCACATGATCGTGTCCATATACGAAGAGTCGTAAACATGCCCTGCTTGACCACCAAGCAGGGCGGGCGCGGAAGGAGCCAACCGAACGCGCCAGAAACAAGTATAACAAAAAAAAGAAGGAGCCAGAACCATGAAGCTGCAACGAGTCGGCGAGCTTTGGACATTCAGCGCAGAGCCATTCCCTGCGTATCGTGCCAACATTTGGCACGGACGCAATAAACATGATCGGGCGTTCCTTCCTGTCAGGGGAGTTACGCCTGATCCAAAAGGTGATCTGGAAACAGGCAGTTTTCAGATCATCCGCACGCGAGAGAAGGGGACAATCATGATCGTCTCCGGCCAAGACACAACGAACCGTGTTTTGGGTCTAATTAGTATTGCGGGCGGTTTTCGCGGCGGAGTCAGGCTCTTGCGTGGCTCCGCGCAAATGGTCGATATTTTGGCGGCGGCGCGGGCATCGTCTGCCTGCGAGAGCACCGCAGCGTGGGCTGCCCTGTTCAACGTTGGCGATGTACTTATCGTCAATACGTTCGGGCGCTATGGCGATGATGTCGTTGAAATCCGCCATGGTGGTGCGGCGCTTGTAAGCACGCGCCTCCCACTGGCCGAGTATCAGGCTCGTATGACGCCGCCGGAAGGCGAGGCGCTGTAATCTCGTCATTATACCGAGCCTATCCCGGGTCGGTGATGAGTGGCGACTCGTCACCGCGGCCCGGCCCGACCCTACGAAACAGTAGAAGGAATGGATATGCTGTATCTCGATATTGAAACGTTGGACTTTTTCGGTGATGCGGCGCTGAAGCATCTCCCGCGCCCGGTGCAGCTGCGGGCCATGCGCTTCGGCCTCGCCACGCTCTATAATGATCAGGCCATCCCCAGCGCAGCATGGTCGCAGTGGTGGCCTGCGGATGTCCACTATCCGCTCGGACGAGTCGCGTGGGAGGATGGCCCCGACGAGCCGGGCGATCTCGCCGATCTCTGGCGGTGCCTGATCAATCAAACCATCGTGGGCTGGAATATCTTCGACTTCGATCTCGCCTTCCTGATGCTGCATGTGAATGCGGAAACCGACTACCCCGGCGATCCCTGGCTTGACCCCATGACCATCATCGACCTGATGGACATCCTGAAGCGAGCAACCCGGCCCTATGGTAAGGAGCGTTGGTACAAATTGCAGGATATCAGTATGGCGAACCTGGGTCGCGGCAAGGCGGGCACCGGACAGGACGCGGCGGTATGGTTGCGGAGTGGCGATCCTGATCTGGTACGCCAGGCCGCGGCCTATTGCCGCGAGGATGTCCAGCTGGTCATTGACTTGTTGCAGCTGGCACAGACCACCGGACTGCTGTGTCCGGCGCGGCCTGAGCGCGGCGAGCAGGGCGATTTGCGCGTGTGGATCAGCTCTGACTCATCCTACGAGACCCGCCGTGAGGAGACACCAGATGACCGATGATTTCCCGGCAGAGCAAGGAGAGGAGGAGTAAAGACCATCACCGGGAGCTGCGAAGACGGCCTCTTCGCAGCACGGCCCGGCCCGACCCTGACTAAACCGATGTTATTCAGGGCAGATGCCATTATCGCACATCTGCCCACAAAGAAAGGATGTGTGCGATTATGGAAACCCCGCCTATGGAAACCCCGCCTATCACCATTGCGAATTTGACCAATGACGAGATGGCGGCGCTGTATGCCCATCGTGCCGCCATGGAGCAGCGTGCGCTGGAGCAGCGTGCGCAGGCCCGCCCACCCGCTGATCCGCCCCGCCCGTACCAGCGCTCGCGCCCGGATGGACTCGTTCTGGTGCGTCCCTCCAAGGTGAGCCAACTGCTGACGGCGATCCTGACCCTGATTGCCTGTGGCATGTTTGCTATGCTTGTCGCGCGGTGGCTGGGATGGCTGCCCCCACAGCTCCTCGCCCCGTCTCCTGAGACCAGCGGTCAGGCCCCGGCACAGGTTGCTCCGCCCCCGCTCCCGGTAAGTCGGCACGCGCCAGGTGCTGCGCCGGTCGGAGCGCCTGCGGCTCCCGCTGTGCGCTATGAGCTGACGCCACCCGCTGGGTGGCGCGCCGCCTGGTCGCCCGATCAGGAGCCGACGATTGACCTTGGCTCCTGGACATACCGCATTGTGCAGGACGGCAGCCCGTGGCAGGAAATTGAGCTGAGTGACGGACGGCGGCTCTGGCTGCGCAGTCCGGCCTCGGTGCCGCCCGCCCCCGTCGCGGATCATCCAAGTGCTGGCAATGCGCCTGCGCCGCCGATGGTGGACGCCCAGGACATGGCGCTGCCCAGCGCCAACGGCACCGCCGGGACGCAGTGGGCAACGCCGGACGCCCCGCTGCCGACGCCCGCACCTACCGTGCTGCCCCGCCCCACCGCCCCGTTGACCTTTGATCCGGCGCAGGCCGGGCCGGGTGGGAGTAGTGGTGGATCAACATGGGGGCAGCCATGACGCACGCGCATGATCGCCTGTCCTCACTCGAAAAAGGCACGCTCCTGGCGCTGGGGGCCGGGAACGCTTTTAACATTTTGCTCTTTGCGATGGGCCTGACGCTCAGTGACGCCGTGAGCGGCCCGTGGCTCTGGATACGGGCGCTGTTTGCGATCATCCAGTTTGTGGCGTTCGATCTGACGATTGTCGCAACCGTGCAGGCCATGCGCGACGGGCGGCGCAGCCTGTGGGCCGGGCTGACCGTTGGGGTCGCGGCGGTGGCGGCGATCCTGATCGCGCTCGATGTCAGCACCTGGCGCATGCCGTTTGTGCATGCCGCCTATGCGGTGGTGCTGCCGCTCTTTATGCTCCATCTGGCGGCGGTGCGTCAGGGCGTGGCGCACGAGGTGCAGGCGGCGCTGCTCCAGGTGACGCACGCCGAGCAGGAGGTGGCGGCGCTGCGCCAGCAGCTGACGCAGGCACAGCAGGAGACAACGCAGGCGCGTCAGGCCGCACTCATGCTGCGTCAGGAGCATGCGCAGCAGATCATGACGGTGCGCCAGGAAGTGGCGCAGGCGCAGCTCACGGATGACGCGCCAACGATTGTGGTGGCGGGGCGGCGCTATACGACGCGCCAGCTTGCCGTTGTTTTTGACATCAGTGAATCAAGTGTCCGGCGCAAGCTGGCGCAAATCGAGGAGGTTTCATGATACATAAATCCCCCCTCATAGATGCCCCGCCCATGGATGGCCCGCCCATGGACGCGCCCCTCGGCGGCAGGCCAGACGATCCCTCCGCTCGTCATCGTGCTCCCCGGCGCGTGGTGCGCCTGGGATTGGCCCGGCACATGAGTCTCCTCATTGGAGGCATCTTGCTCCTGTTCGGGGGGCTGCAATGGCTCCCCGCCGCGAGTTTAACCGTGCTGGGTTGGGCGGGCTGGCTCTCCGCGTGGCGGGGCTGGTTTGGTCTCGCGCCGCTCGTGGTGTCCGGCGGCGGGCCGTTTCTCGGCTTGTCCTTTGTGGTGGGTCTGCTCTATTCTATTATCGAGGTCGAGGCCATTCCTGTGCGCTGGCAGGCCCGACGCCTGATGGTGATGAGCGCTGCGGCGATCCTAGCCTGGCTGTTCCTCGCGGGAACAGACATTGCCAGTACCTACGCGGGCCTGGCACAGCTCCCACCCTCCGTGCCCGCGTGGGCGCGTCAGGCGACGACCGACCCCTTGATGAGGGGGATTGTGGCGATCTACTTGACCTTCGCGCCTGACCGCGCTATGATTACGGGGTACCGCCTCATTCGGCGGGCTATGACCCCGTAATCCAAGGAGATCGCCATGGACATGACGGATATTCGCGCCATTGCGCTGAGCATCGTGCTGTTTCTGCTCAGCATTATTATTGTCGGTGGGCTGTGGGAGTATCGCGACGACGCGCGCCTGATCGTGCGCAGTTTCGTGCGGCGCTACGTCCAATTCCAGTGGCATGGCGTGAATCAACTGGCGAGCACATTGGCTGATGATGCTGCTGATTATGTCACGGACGTGACCGATTCCAAGGAGGGTTCCCAAAACGTGGTTCCGCCGCAGGGGAACGCCATGGAACCCGATCGGGAACCTACTCCTGGGAACGGGTTCCCAGCCGATACGCAGGTTGTTGCGTTCCTGGGAACCCTCTCCGATAGTGCCCTACTTGACATATTGGCGCAGGTCAAGCAGGGCGAGCAGTGGGCCTTTGCCGAGTCGCGGATCGGCAAATTCATTCCTGGGCGGGTCGAGGACAATATCGCTCAGGTGCGCCGCGTCCGGGGCGAGGCTGCGCCCGTTGCCGCGCCCCCACCTGCCCGTGTCATCCGTGTCAATGGCGGCAAGGATGAACTCGTGGTGGATTGGTAGGAGTTTTTATGATCCAGGAACAAAAAATAGTTGTCTGCCCGGCCTGCCCGTGGGAGGGCTACTGGACAGACGACCGCACCCCGCCCGAAACGGTGTGGGGTATCCTGCGCCATTGTGTGGCGTGGCTCGGCGATGGTGAGGCCCTGCTGGTCAAGCCTGAGGGGGAGCCATAGCGCCCTCCTCAGCATGGACGAATGCCCCTGGATCACGCGTGATCCAGGGGCATTGTTTTGCACGCAAACGTCATACCACATTGCCTCTTGACAAAGTATATAATGTATTATATAATACATTATATAAGAAATACAAAAACAGAAAGGAAACCCCAATGTTCTTCAACTCACTCTCCGACGCAATCGCCTATGTTCGTGGACTCTCCGACGCCGATGCTGCCGCTCTTGGTGACAGCGAAGTGTGGCGCTCAGGGAGCGGCGAGGTTTGCATTGATGGCATAAATCGCTATTTTATTGAGTCTGATGAGACGGTAGAAACTGAATTCGCGCTCATCGGATTGGTACGAGAATTTTTTGATTAGAAGGAGCGAGATGGCAAAACAAAAACAGATGATCGCGGTGTCGGGGATGACCCGGGGTCAGCTCGACACCCTGGCCACCACGACCGGACGCTCCATGTCCGGCGTGATTGAAGAGGCGGTTGCGATCCTGGCGTGGCTCCAGGCCGATCCCCACGCACGGGGCGTGGCGCTCGATCTGGACACCCCGACCGCGACCGACCTGGTGAAGATCGCGGTGCGGCGGCTGTGGGAGCAGGAGGTTGGCCCCGACGCTGACCCCGACGCTGACCCGCAGGGGCCGATGACCCTGGAGAGCCACGCGGCGTGGCTCCAACAGTTGGACGCACGAGTGCAGACGCTAGAGCAGCGTCTGCAGGATGAGTAAACGCCCCGCGATGATGGGGCATGAAAGGAAGATTGCCATGACAACATTCATTAGCCTAGCGTCTAGCGCTACCATGTTCCCTATTAATGGAACCATCGATATGTCCGAAGCTTTCCCCGCCGATGTCCAGCACGCACTACACACGGACAGCTTCGTCAGCGCACTAAATCCGTCACACAAGAGCACGTTGGACGTGATCGTGCGAAAGTTCGGCATCGCGCTCCCCATCCCTGAGCGCGCCCCAAAGGTTGTACTCACCCCTGGTGACACGCTCCTTATCATTCAGGCCGAGCTGCCTCGCCTGAATGAGGGCGAGGTACACAACCAACAAACCGTTGAGGCAGCGAAGATCACATTTCGCCGCTGGTCACTCAGGTAAGTCGTCGTGTGTGTCGCTCTTGGGACGCGACACACATCGTAATGCAGCCAACGGCGGTTACAAGCCCGCGTGTAATCAGGACGATCCCGATTAAAAGAAAGGAACCAGGATGCGCCGCCCCCCACCACCGACCCCCCTCACGCGGGCAGCCTTTGCGCGACTGCGGGCGGAAACGACCCCTGACCGCACCCTGTTTGAGGTACGGGCCGCTATCAACGCCAGTGGCCTGGACTGGGAGGGCGATCAGCTCATGATTGACCTCCTGTTCAGCAACCCTGAGCAGGCCGAGGAATTGTATGAGGCGTGCTATGCCCCGCTCCTGGCGGTCGAAGCGTGGGACGGGGAGATATTGTAGCATCTCTACCACCAGTCGAGGCGGGCAGCGACCAGGGGCGGGTCGCCGCCCGTCGGTCGCTGCCTTTCGGCGCGATGAGTACCTGATCCTCGAGCGCCAGTCGCTCGGCGGCGACCCGCCCTTTCATCGCCCCGAATTGGCGCGCGTGCTCCGCGCCAGTCGGGATGAACTCGAACTCCAAATCGGCAATGATATCCTCGTCCTGCGTCGCCCCGACACAGGCGAAGTTCACCTTCAGTAAGTCGACCCCACTAGCAAACGCCCCTGCGATCGTGCTACAGATCGCAGGGGCGTTTGCTGTGGTGACATGGCTGCGCTATCACCGGCAACGTCACCACTACCCGTGGCACCGTCGCCTGCCCGAGCACGCGCTGCGCCGCCTCCTCCCGCAGCGTGACGACCCCGCCACCTTGGGGCAGGCTCAGCACGTCCCCGCCCGGCCCGAGGGTGATCGTCCCCGCCGCGCCACAGCCGAGCAAAGAGGAGAAGAACAAGAAACTTAATCGACTTTGTACATCCCCCAAAAAAAGAGATCAACAGCCCATGAGGCGGGTAGATCGGTATGCGCTACAAATGCGCGAGCGACATTCATGCCCGATTTATAGAGATAGATATTTGCATTACCTCCCACAATTCCACCGCTGACGAATGTGTAGCCTGCCGCGAGCGGCAGTGCTGACCAGATGATTGTGACGCCCCCGAGGATATTGCCATTGTTCGTGCTCGCGCCTGGCACGACGGGGAGGCCACTAATCTGCATGTTTCCCGCAGGTGCGACAGATGCGCCTGAGGTCAGGATGCGACCGTTAACAAATACACGGTCGCCGAGTCGCGACCACTGCGCACCTGTCAATGCATAGGTAAACGTGCCCGCTGTCGTAGCCCCAAACAGTGTTGGCACCCAGGTGCCCGATTGCGAAACAGACTGCTCCCGTCCTTCAAGCTGCTCGATCCGTCGCCGGAGTGCGGCAAGCTCCATCGCTAGCTGATCGCTTGTAGTTGCCGTGAGGAATGGTTTATCGGCATTCATCGTATGGCGACCTCCACCGTGAGTTGCTCGCCATCACCTGGCGTGTATTCCACCTCAATGGCCGTAATCTGAATGTCAATCGTGCCGATCCATGGATGATAGGCTTGTGCCAGATCGCCCAAGAAAAAATCGCGACCATAACGACATGATTGTGTTTGGAGAATATCAAACGCAAACACGGCCCGTGACGCGATGTCTTTGAGTACGGTATCACCTTTTGCGTTGAGTTGCGCAGTTTCGCTGGCGCCTGGCTTGATATCGGTCGCATTCACCAGCATTTCACTGTCATTCCAGGCGCTGTAGTTTGGCCCCGTACGAATCACCACACGCCGCGCTGCCTCCTCTCCTTGTCCTGCGACGGCGGCAACCGTCCGCTCCCGACTGCGCATGCGCTCATAGCGCACATTGGCCATATTGCCGAGACGCTTGCTAAAAAGCAGCGTGCTACGGCGGTCTGTGCCGCGTTGCCCAGGATAGAAACGGAATTGCCAACTATTTGCAGCAATTTTGATAAGATCGAAGTCGCCACCCGTAAGTGGCTGCATATCTTGGAGAACGCTCAAGAGATTTTTACGTTCTCCCGTCACAAGCGTCAAAACCGCCCCACTGGTCGTATCCGTTTGGACACTGATCCCATAGTCGGGTGCTGTGCGATCTCGTCCATTCGCTACGGTTGCGAGTGCTGAAACAGCGTTATAGCTAACGAGCGTTTTGAGAATCGTTTCAGCAGGTATGCTGGCAAAGCTTGTGCGGTTGGCTGTATTGGCAGGCCACAACACATGATAACTACTTAGTCGTGCCAATGCTCCTGGCCCACTGGCTTGAAAGGTCTCATGGCCGGTTGCCCGATCATCAACAATCGCCTCATCGCGAAAGATGCCATGACAATCAACTGCCCAGGCGATCCCTGCATCCTTGTCGCGTCGATAGATTTCGACCTGATCGCGATCGCTTATCCCAATGTGTGCTGGAAGCTGAGCAGGCACATCAATACGAAACCAGCCGGGCGCGTTCAATTCCTTGCGATACGCGAGGCGCGTAAAATACGCGCCTCCGGTGTCACCCTGCCCTGATCCTGCACCTGCGAGGATGGCCTTGCGGGTACCTGTGCTACTTTTCCATTGGATGTAATAGTTTGCACTCATAGGTTATTCTGGCCCGATAGCGAGCCAAAAAATATCACCAGCAGCTACCGTGCCATCATGATTGCGATGGATGATGGTAGCCGATGACGCTGTAACCGTGCTAACGAGCGCACGGAGCCCCGCAGCTGATGTTACAAAGATAATCGCCGTACCACTAAAAGCAATAGGAAATATTAATGTGCCTACATTATTGATATTGATCGTACCAGCTTGCATGCGGATCATGCCAGGTGTAATGTTGGTTGTGCCCGCTGTGCCCCACTGTGTGGTATCCCCACCTTGGCGGCGAATAAATTGCGGGACCCGTGCGCCAATTTTCGCATCATCTACTGTATCATTGGCCAGATCGGTGGTCTGGATCGTCCCATCGGCGATCTTGGCACTTGTGACGCTGCCATCAATGATCTGATTTGCCCCAACAGCGCTGTTATCCAACATGGCCTGGCTAACTTTTGTTGCAAAGTGACAAAAGCTGCGCTGATCAGTGACGGTCATCACTCCAGCGGTCGTCACACCGATCTGTGCAAGTGGCACATCCCAGATAGTTCCTGCGTTCTGTGTCAGGTTTGGTGCTGCCGCGCCCTCGGTGCCAGCGATGCGTGTCACTCTGGCGGTACGCGTCGTGCCATGCTGGACACGGAGGACGATACGGTCAATGCGTGTATTCGCCGCAGGGGTCGGGATCGCCACAGTGAGCGTAGCAGTGTTTTTATAGGCATAGCCTTCACCAATCATGCGCCCACCCGCAACTGATACCTGACCACTACTCGCAGTGACTGCCAATTCGCCCAGGACACGGGGCACCACGCCCTCAGCGGTGTGTGGCCCAGCAGCGGTGTTGGGCGTGAACATATCCCCAAAAAACTCCGTTGTTTGCGCCTCGGTGTATCCTGCTGCGGCCCCGTCCCCTGTTGTCCCCGTTGTCCAAAACATGGAGTATTCCGCCATCATGTCCTCCTAGAGTGCGCTGAATCGCGCTTGAAATTGCACATAAATTTCGGTGGCACTGGTGGCGTTACTCCCCGTGACCCGAATCGGATTGATGCCCTGATCGGTATCAGGATGCGCGACCAAATGAAACGTTGCTAAATCGCTCGCATCAGACAGGCGATGAATTTGTGATGCGCCAGTGTTATCGAGCACACTTTTGATACCATAGCGCGTATCAATCGTGAGCGTGCTGCCAGCACTTACGTTGTAGCCAGTAAAATCGAGCGTTTCTCCCGTGGCATCATTCGTGATTACGAGGTTGTGAATTGGCCCGATGACCACGATGATCGGATAACTTTCCCAGTCGCCAGGCGTGGTAACACCTTGCGTCTGATTGACCGTGGCGCTTCCGATCTGCCACGGAATGGCCCACGGAATGGCCCAGGTGCCGCCGCCGCCGCCGACCCCATAGCGGGTGCTGATGATGGCGGGGTCATAAAAGGTCGGGTCGGCAGCCCGCAATTGAAACCCAGCGCGATGGGCTGTAATCAAGCGATCCTCACTGCTCCAGGTCAACCCTCCAGCATACACGACATCGATCTGGCGAATGTCCCCTGTGGGCAGGGTGTAACGGAGCGCCAGCGGTACGCCACTCGGACGCAAGAGCCGCTGTAAAGCGCGGCGCACAGCCCAATACCTGGCAACATCGCCCCCAAACACACCACACACCAGATTGATAATACGTGGCTCCAGGCGAAAATCCAGATCGGTATCACCGTGCTGGTAGGGGCCGCGCTCGGTCATGCGACGAACGTCAGGCAGCCCCAGACCATCTTCTTCGATACGCAAGTAGGTGTCTAAATCATTGAGATTTAGGATGTCTGTTCCGCGTATTAGTTCAATCAGTGGATCGGTTGCCATATCTTATCCTTGCAACAGTTGAAGCATCCGCACATCATCCCGCAGGCGTTTTTCTGGTTGGTAGCCGTACTGGGCTGTGAGATTGATATTCGTTTGGGATGATTCAATGCTATTGGTCATGGCGCCCAGGCTTTGACGCATGAGATTATCGACGTCGAGAAACCCCGCCTGCATGCCGGGGAGCATATTGGTGATAATCGCCCGACCGCGATCCGCAAGACCGCGCAGCGGCGAGCTGGGGTCTTTTGGCTCTGAGCCGGGCAGGAGGTCGCTTAAGCCCTGCAACGCCGCTTTGGCATCGGCAATCAGACGGTCAATTGCCCCCATCACGCCATCACGTAAACTGTCAATAAATGCCCGTCCTGCTGCGGCAGCGCGTCCCGCAAGCCCCTCCACAAAATTCAGAATGCTTCCGATTTGCGTTTCCGCTGCGGTGCGGATATCGCCAACAATCGTGGTAATCGTGGCTTTGATGGTCTCAAAAATCGTGGACGCTGCTGATCGCATCTTTTCAAAATTGCTCGACCAGGTACTGGCAATCCCGCTGAGGGACGTGCCAAAAAAGGCGGCAATGATTTCTAAAACACTTGTAATGATGCGCTGAATAGCCTCCAGCACGGTGGCACTCATGGCCTGAATCGCCTGCCACGCACCTGCCCAATCGCCCTGGAAGATGGCGAGTGCGGCGCTCAGCGTGCCCTGAATCAGCGCCAGCGTGGCGGTGATTACACTGCTGATGATTGTCCAAGCAGCGGTCAGTACCTGCTGAATTTGTGCGCCGTGCTGCTGGATAAAGTCCAAGACGATTGCAAGCACGCCTATCACAATCCCTTGAATGAGCGCGAGGGCGGTTTGGATAATGGTACCAATTTGTGTCCAGGTGGTGGCAACAAACGCCATAATGCTGGCCCCATTGGCCTGCCAGAAGAGCTGCATTTGGGTCAACACGGCACTCACGACGAGTTGCACGGCCTGCATCACCGTGGCGACAACGCCCTGAAAGGTGGTAAAGGCGCTCCCGAACTGTCCCGTGCTGGCGCTGCCTTGCGCAAACAATCCCGTTATCAATGCGATGGCAGGTGGGATAACGGTCATCAGGAGCGTGGCAACAGTGCTGATAGCCGTCGCAACCTGCTGCCCCAGCGTACTAGCAAATTGCTGGAAGGTAGGTGAAGAGACGAGATTCCCCAGCTCAATGAGCCCACCCTTTGCTAATTGAAAAAGCGGCCCCGTAAAGGCCATCAGAGCCATAGAGGCGGTATCTTTGAGGGTGCTCAGGAGTCCATTGAATGTCATTGCCTGGGTTTGCATTGCTCCGCCAAAGGCTTGATTCATGCCATTGATCAGGGCAGGAATGGCCGTATCGGCGGTGATTTTGCCCTGCTCAGCAAGCTTCATCACTTCTGCGGTGGAAAGCCCCATACTATCGGCGAGCATTTGCCAGGCCGGAATACCCAGTTCGGCGAGCTGCATCATCTCTTCCGCGCTGACCTTCCCCTTGGCACGCATTTGACCCAACGCCATCGTCACACGGTCAATTTCCGCCGAGCCACCGCCCAGTGCGCCCACGGCATCGCCAATACTCGTCATCATCGGAATGATGTCTTCGGCGGCAAAGCCCATGGCGAGCAGCTTCTTGGCACTATCGGCTAATTCTGGAAATTCAAATGGGGTGGAGGCCGCGAAGTCACGCAGATCATCAAGAAACGACTGCGCCTTTTCGGCACTGCCCAGCAAAGTCGTAAAGGCGGCCTGCGTTTGTTCGGCAGCGGCATTCATGGCAATACCCTGTCCAATCAGCACGCCGACCGCCGCCAGTGCGGCCCCTGTGGCAGCGGCGATTCCGCGTGCCATGCCGCTGCCCAGGCGTGAGCCTGCCTGCTCCCCACCTGCCTCTGCGGTGCGCTCGGCGTCTTGGAGCCCACCTTTGAGTCCATCTAAATTGACGCTTGTTGTGAGTTCAGCATCGCCAAGGTTATAGCCTGCCATGATAATTATCCTGTACGAACACGAATGCCCCGCGCTGCAAAATAGGCCGCTGCCGCTGCTGGATCATGGCCAACCTTCGGCATTGGCAGCGGAACCTCCCGTGATCCCTGATACAGCCGATCCAGCGTGCGGAGCAGATCGCGCCGTGCTGGTGGCGTGAGATGCGGCGCAATACTGGCTGTCGTCATCTGGCGCATGCGCCCTGCCTCAATGGCGTGCAATTCCTCGCTTAATACCATCACCATCCAGCGCGGCATGCTCACGAGTCGGGCGGGGTCGAGTCCGTAGGTGGCGACGAGGCGGGCGAACGCTTGCCGCGCTGGACGCGGGTCGGGGAGATCGTCTCCCCTGTCACTTTTGGGTCATGCGCCTCCTGCTGCTTCTGTTGATGCTGCTGTCGCCACCAATCCAGAAAATGTGTTTTGAGGGTGAGTGGTATTGCTGCCACGCGATCACCACTCAGCTTTGGTACCAGCATTTGGATCAGTTCATTGATCGCCTGCAAGGCTTCATCATGTTGCTCTGCCGTAAAGGCACGAGTCATGCGGCGCTGGAGCACAAACATGCGGGACACATCCTGCTCACTCAGGAGATCGAGGGTCAGCACATCATAGACGGTGCCATCCCCACCAACCATATCATCGGTAAAGGTGAGCGGCTCAGGAATAAGATCGCTGAGCCGAAAGGATCGGTCACTCATTATGCGGCTCCGGTCTGGGCCACGGCCCACCCCAGCTCGTCGCCCGCCGTTTGCTGCGGATCTTCGAGGACGATATACGAACACTCCAGGGCGCGGCGATCATCTTTGGCACGGGTCACTTCTGGCTCAGCAGCGCTTACCACACGTGGGAAATAGTTGTACGCGGGATACAGCCCATAGGGGCTATCCGCATCACCGATCATTAGCAGTGCGTAGACGGTCGGACATGCGCCACGCTTAAACGGCATGCGCTTTGCGGGAACCGGCACGGCGCTGCTCGTCACAAGATCAGCATGATGCAGGACGCGAGCGTAATTTTCGAGCGTGGTCTCAACCAGCGTAAAGCCAATGGTCACATCTTCTTCGGGGCGAATGGCTTTGAGTGGCCCCGTGCGCTCGTTGGTGCGGAACATGGTCAACTCACCTGCGTGCTCCACACTTTGATCACCATCGGTTTCGCCGAGATAGATCCAATCAACACCTGGCTGTGCATTAATCGCAGGCGGTGCGGTGCGCTCAGGTGCTAAATAGATTTTGGCGGTGCCCGTAATTTGGGCAAAGGGTTCCATACATGCCATACATAACTCCTTAGTTTCCAACGGGACATTCAGCAATCGCAGTACGCAAAGTCAACGTCACCATATCACTGCCGTGTGCCTCACCGATACTTTCAAACCCAAAGGTTGGCGCTCCAGCTGTGAGCAGGTAATACAGCAGCGCCATGCCTGCGTCAGTACCCACCATCGTGCGCCCAGTCCGCCGACAGACCGCAATCAGGTGCAGCGCCACCGCCATCGCCTCTTGCTGGCTCGCCCCATAGCAGGTTGCAAGGAGATCGAGCGTATAACGCGCTGTCGTGCTGTCGGCTTCGCTCTCGATAGGCTGGATACGGAGCGCTTGCTGACCGAGTGTCCAGCGATCATCGACGGGCAGCCCTGCGTCGCTGACCATACCAAATTTGTGCTTGGCGGCAATGCGACCTTCCAGCGTGGCCAGCTCTGGCGCAGCAATGAGATAGGCAATAACCGTCGCAACTGGGTCAATCATGATCGAAAGATTCCTGCAAAGCTGGGCCGCGCTTTTTGAAAACCCTGCTGAAGATAGCGATAGCGGCGATGGATGAGTGCGGCGTAGGGCACCCCTGCGGTTTTGACGCCACCCACAATCCGCATGCCCTGCCGTCGAGCCGGGTTGTGCTGAATACTGCGCTGCAAGGTGCCTGTGATTTTGCCGTGCCCCGGATACAGCTCAGCCTTCGCTTTCGCCTCGATCAGCAGGTCGGCGCGGTCGAGGCGCGTGATCAGCTGACTGACGATCTGCTCCAATACTTGTGGTCCCTGCCAATGGAGAGTGCTGTTCGCCATCTTTCACCTCGCTTGGCCCAATCCGCCGAATGATCCTGCGAACAGCTTCAAGCTCGACACATACCCGCCCATAGGCATACAAGCGAGGCAACTGTTCCAGCTCCGTTTCATCCATAGTTGTCTCCTACCCGTTCTAGCTCTGCTGAGAGATGCACGATACCCTTCCGGGCGATACGCCGGGCCACGACACTGATCACCGTAAACGGCCCAGCATCGTTCGTGCTGTCATCAAACACGACATCGCATATACGATCCGTCACCCGCAGATCAGTGTCCGGTAACACCAACAGGGTATAGCGGGTGCTGACGGGCCGCTCAGCCAGCGATCCCAGTGGAGCCTGCTGCGTGCGCGTGACCAATCGACAGGGACACGCCGCGTGATGCACGGAATACACGACTGTGCGGGCATTGTAGGCATCAGTGGTGCTCACGGCTCGTGCAATCATGCAGGTGTGACTAAGATGCGATCCGAGCGCCATGCTAGATACTCATAAAGGTCAAACGACGATACAAATCAGCCCGCTGGCGCTCCCAGTCCGGCGCTGTCCAGCTATATTCCCCGGCCACGCTTTCGCTTTTGAGCGCCGTTTGTTCCAAGGCCTGGCGCACCAGTTCGATCAGGACGCTCTTACGGCGATCCAGATCGGCAGGGATACCAACAACGGTCACAAATGAAGCCCACACGCCGCTGAGACGATTGAGACTACCAAAATCCAGCCAGTAGCCATCTGATGGCACAATCATTGGTGTATCACTCGGGAGCTGGCGCTCTGCCACGCTGATAACCTGAGACAACGGGCGTGGCAAGAGCATAACCAGTCCCAGCGGATTCCGTAGCGTAAGCGTCAATCCGTCCACGCCGTCACCATGCGGCCCCGTGCGTGTGATCATTTCCCGCTCTTCGCGGTCAAGCACCGTTTGCAGCTGCGCATCGGTCAGCGCCGATGTCACGACTGCGCGCAGCTCAGCAACACTCACGAGGCCCATAGCACTACCCTTTTCTATGTTGGAGTCAAGTCAATTTCTACAAATGCGGCTGGTCGAATGACCCCGAAGGCGGCTCGCTCTTCTGCGAGAATGGCAATCAAGTTGCGCACGAAGAAATCGGCGTGGCTATCAGACACAAGAATCTGCGCTGCCATGCGGAGCCACAGCGCTGCGAAGCGAAAATTCGCCGTGAGCGCCACACCCTGGGCAATGGTTTCGGTCTCAACAACTGGCAGGCCCCACAAACGGGGATTGCCCAACACACTCGGCCCACCGAAGTAGTAGCGGGCTTCGTTGTCTTTCAGGAGGTCAAAGGCTTCCCAGTCGAGCGGATGCATCAGGAAGGCGTTCGGGTTCGTGCGCCCGCCCAGCAGCACCTTGGTACGGGCTTTGCGAGTCGTAACTAAAATGTCGGTGGTGTAGGCTTGCGCCTGAATGCCAGGGGTCTCCAAAATACCCAAAAAATTCTCACCTATCCCGTCGCCATTGAGCACTTGCCGCTCTAATGCCTCATCCAGGCCATAGCGCAAAAAGCTATCGATCAAGGTGCGAATTTGAGCCGCATCAGCGAGGGCACGGCGGGTGGCGGGAATCCAGTGGGCAATGGTTTTGACCGCCTCTGTCACCACGGAAAAGAGCATCGCGCTTTCAGGTTTCGTACCCGATACGCCAGTTGTTGCGGTCGCCTCTGGCACCGGAGCGGCGTTGTTGGTATGCATACCCTCACGAACATACTCCACCGTGTCACTACCGGTGCTGCCACGGGTGAGCAAATCAACGACTCGCAAGGGACGGTAATACGTGCCTGTATCCACAATCCCAAGGCGTTCCGTTTCGACAAAGGCCCCTGCGCTCGTGCTGCTCAGCCCCGTCAGCAGCGTTTTCAGCTGTGCCGCCGGGCTATTGCCGAACTGCGCCCGACTCACGCCCCCATTGGCAGCAACCTTCTTATGCCATGTCGCAAACTCCGCATCTTGAAACAGCGCCTCGCCGATAGTGGCAGCAGGGCGCTGGCGTGTGTCGGCTGTTGCGCTGTGGCCTAAGCGATTAACGGCCTGCGAATCCTGCGCAGCGCGGCGATCTGTGCTTTCGCGTATGCCGATCTGATCCAGCAGCTCTTTCGCCTGATGCTCCAGCTCTTCAATCTTGCGATTGTTTTCCGTCACGGTCTTGTACTGCTCAGCGCTCAGCGACTCGTCGCCAGCGGCGTCAAAAATGCTCTTGACTTCGCTATTGAGCGTGCCAATCTGCTTGAGCAGTGCCTGATATTTTTCTTTCATACAAATACTCCTGCTTCACGGAGCGCATGCATGCGCTCCTGCCATGCGAGATACAGGTGACGACTATCGCTCCGAGTGAGTGCAGGCGCTGCGGCTCGACTTTTGGCGCTCTCGTCAAGCAAATCATCCAACCTATGCATAAGCGTGGCATTGGTTGCCCCAAGCGCGATCCCTGATGCCACAATCTGATTAATGAGCTCTATATCTTGCGCACTATGGCGCGATCCGGCTTTGTGTGCCTGGGTGAGCTGCTGCACCAGGCCATGCAGCTGTCGGAGCAGTAGCGGGCTATCAGCTTTCGCGGCGACGGTCGCTTCATTCGCGCCCCACAAGACATCGCTGGTTTCCCAGAGGCGAATTTCGCGCACATTGCGCTGCTGCTCCCAGTCGTATTTTGCCCCGTCCAGCTCCTGAAAATCGTATTTGACCGCATCAAAGGCGAAGGACATCTGCAATGGCACCCCAGCGGCGATATTCTTCAACACCTCATCAGCACGCGGCGTGTCCAAATACTCACGAGTGACTTCGGCACCGCCTGACGCTTCAGGGTAATCGCGCAGCAGCTCAGTCGGCAACTCAGCGCGACTCAGCTCGCGCAGGCCCGTAATCTTCGCAATCGGCGGTGAGACCATATCGTGCTGCCAGAGATGCACAATGCGCCCAGCCCGCTCCTGCATGGTTTTGGTAAAAGCACCGGGCCACACGACATCGTTGTAGCTGTCGAGATTGCCAAACACGCTAAAAATACCAGTGACCGTGCGACCCTGAATTTGTTTCACGTACTGCGGACTATGTTTACGCTCCATCGGTACTCCAGAAACGAAAAAGGCCCCGCTGCTGTAGCGGGGTCAATACCCAGATACAGAAACAGGGCCGGTTCAAAAAAAACGGGCATTCAGTTGTTACCAGTAGTATAACACATCTGTCTAGGTTGGCTCAGGCTGCTCAAACTCAGCGCGCACCATGCACCTGGCTTGTCGCATGGCCTGGGCATGCGCTGGCGCTTCTATCTCGGTACAGCGCTTGGCATGGACTTCGAGCAGCCGTGAAGCACGGCGTAGCTTCTCAGCCATGCGGAGTACATCGGCGCGGGTTGCTGGTTTGGCACGTGCAAGCATCACTCCTCCACATACGGCGCAAAGCAGCGCACACAGTTCGGATGCTGCAACCGATTTTGGCGTGCCCAGTCCAAACTCTGTATTGTGCCATTGAGGGCAGTACAGCGCGGATCGCTGTCATCCATGCCATTATCATGGACATAGACCTGATCAATCCCTGCGGCGTGATAGCGCTCAATGGCACAATGTTGCTGCGCCGTCCCTAATTCGGTACGCGCAATGGTTCGCGCCCGACCTGCATACGTTTCGGTAATAATTTTTCGAAGACCCACATGATCGGCAGTGCCTTCAACGAGCTGCTCCAGTGACCATCCTTGATCGGCCCCATACTGCAACAGGTCACGCAGCGCGGTTAGCGTCGTGTCATTGATTTGGCGTACTTGCAAGCCAGCATGTGCAAGTGTTGCAACGACGGCGGGATCAGTCTGCTCAAACGCTGCTTCAATGCCAATGCTGATATTCCAGGTTTCCCAACTGGCCTGGATAATCTCAAGATAGTAGCGCTGGAGCAGATCGACGAGCTTGACTCCGTCAATTTCCAAAAAGAGTTGCTCAATGGTCGGTAAGTTATTATTTTTCGCGCTATTTTCGGCACGTTGTACCATGACCTCAGCAAGGTCAGCAAAATACCCTGCAATCGCCTTCTCACAGCGCGGCTCAATCCGTCGCCGAATACGCTGGAGCGCACGGGCCAGGCGGCGCGCGGTTGCCAGCGATGCCTTTTCAGCCTGTTTGGGGACATCGGTCACATCGTTATCATTGGACAGATCAGTCTCGTTGTTTGTAGGATCGGGAGCAGGAAGCGCCTGCACGGGTGGTGTAGGTGGTCTGAGCGCCGCTTCTGCCTCAGCCGTCGCCATCGCACCTACCTGCGCAGCGGGCACAGGAAAGACACTCGCTGACCAGAGATACATGTCGCCCCCAGGAACAGGCGGCAACCCACAGAGTTGATTAGCTTGATTGAGCGTGAGCCGCCCCGCCTGAAATGCACTATTCACGCGTCCCCAGAGCTGATTTTGATCTTCTTGCAGGGCGCTTACTTTGGTTAAATCACGCTCAACCCACACGCCGAATTCATCACCGAGGCTGTTTTGCACCTCATCATCGGTCAGCTTCCAGAGCGGGGCAAGCGTGGAGCGGATATAGCGGCTGTAGGCTTCTTCTGAGTTGCTGTAGGTCGGATCGTCGCCAATCCCCGCCACGCTCAACGGCACCCGAAACGCGGCGGCAATGCGCTTCTCTGGCACCTTATGCATGGCATCAAAGGCCATCTCTTGCAAGTCAAGGCCGAGGCGCTTGATTTCGGTGCCTGCCTCCAAAATCATGACCCCGCCGCGCTTGTTGCTCCCGTAATTCGCCATAAACTGATTTTTGGCGCGGTCGATTTCGTCAGGCGACATGAAGCGATTGGGATTTTGCACCAAAATGGTGCGCGGAATGGCATCGTTGAGCATCAGCGACTGGAGATACAGGGTCATCTCATTATCCGCACCGACTTCCGCGCTGACGGCCAACAATGGCGGCTGGGCAAGCCAGGGCTGAGCCATATCAACACTAGGCCATTTGAAATGCACAATATCTTTAACAGGGACAGCGATTTGACGACCATCAGCGGTCGTATGCAGGTAGTGGTCAATCCAGTGGGGTGTGGTCGGATCGGTATAGGGCTGAATCGCCAGGGTGTGATAGGGCCAGAGCTCAATCACCTGCCCACGCGCATTCCGCACCTTATGCCAGTAGGCATTGCCCCCAATCCCCAAATAAACCATCGTATACATCCACAGCTCACGCTCACCCATGAAGGCATTGGGCCGGGCGATGAGCTTTCGTAAAGGGTGCTTTGGGAGCGCCTTAGCGTCGTCGCTGTCTTCTCCGTAGACCAGGAGCGGCGGCTCAGGAAAATCAAAAGCGAGCGCTGAAAGACACGCAAACACCACCGCGTTTTTTTGATAGCCCTCGCGGGTCAGCGCCTCAAAGCCACGCAGCAGCGTATCACTGGCGCGCTGCCAGCCGGGGAAGGTCAGCGTGTTCAAGGTCTGGATCTGGCTGGCTTTGAGCAGCCAGTGGGCCAAACTGTAGCGTAGGCGGGTTTCGATGCTCATTGTAAAAAGCCTCCATCGCTGAGCGGGGCCATGAGGTAGCTCAGCACATACCGCTCCGCATCTAAAAAATGATAGGCGTGCTTATCTTCAATCTCAAGTAGTGGCTCGCCGCGCACATCGAGTTTGCGCCGATAGCTGCGCTTTTGATTGAGGTAGCCGGGGCAACTCTGACGATGCACCTTGATGCGGTGCTGGGTATGCGCGCCGTAGACCCGCTGGATACCAATCTCAACATCACTCAACAACGGTACCTGCACCGGCAAGCCGCCAAACAGAAACTCTTGCCGCCACTGGCCTTCACTTCTTGCGCCGCCAAAACAAATCGGGCGGCGTTCACCCGCGAGAAGCGCCCCAGCATGTTCTCTCGCCGTGCGCCCACCCGCCAGATACTCCCGATACGCGTGGAACGTGCGCGGCTGCGATCCAGGCTCTTCAGCGTAAAACACCCCTGCGGTATTCACGCCGCCAAAGTCAAGGCCCAAAAAGCGCGGCCAGTTGGCTGGAATAGGGAAGGCGTCAATCACATCGGCAGTCTCATCAAAGCTGTCGTAAATGAGCCCGGCCGGGCGCTCATAACGACCCCGATAGAACATATTGAATTTCCAGTGCGGCAGCGTGGCGCGGGCACGCTCCCACTCCGCACGCGGGAAGGCGGGATTGGCAATACTATCGAACTGGATAATATCAATAGCAGGATCGGCAGGAAAGCGATCATACAACGCATGCTTGAGCCAGCCCATATCGTAAATCGTCGTCGTCAAGAGTGCTCGCCCCTCACTAAGACTGAGCCGTCGCAAGATGGCTTCCCAGCTGCTCAGGCTAAAGTTGCTATGCCCCGCCTCATCCAGCCAGGCCGCGAGCGCCGTGCTGCTCTCCAAGCCCGCATCCGATTCGGCGGATCGTAAGATAATGCGCCCCCACATGGGGTCGTCTACGCGCTGCGCCCAAAAGTGTCCACGGGGATCGGCGAGCTCAATCAGCCGATCCCCGGACCAGTAACGCCCATGACCATACACCTGTTCGAAGCACTCTCGCAGGGCAGGCAACATTTTGAGCTTGAACAGATCATAGCTGGCAGTCGCCGCAAGATAATCTCCTGGCCCGCGCCGATCAATTTCACGCTTCAGCCACAACGGCCCCCAGCTGGTCTTGCCGCTTTGCGTCCCTGCTAACACCACCACAAAGCGCTTGTCGCTCTGCCAGGCGCGTTTTTGACCTGGATGGAAGCGCGTTTTATAGGTCGTCGGGGTCGGTTGTGTCCACAGACTCATCAGCAGGTACCTCAATGATCACCTCACGGGCCAGGGCAAGCAAGCCACCGTTCGCGCCGGTCAGCTCCTGGCGCTCGGTCGGCTTGCCCATGACGCGATTGACGAGATATTCCAGGGCAGCACGGTCAGGAGCGCGGGTATAGATGCGCACACCATCTTTCTCGACCTCCTGCACCGTCACACCATCAGCTAGCTCAAGCATGCGCGCAAGAAGCGTCGGCAACTTATCCACGATCTGCTTTTCGGCACGCGCAATGGGACGCGCAAACTTCTCTGCTTTGCGCGGGCGACCATGTTTGTTCCCTGATTGTCCTTTTTGAAATGGCATTGTTAGAAACAATAGAAACAATAGAATGAGGCGCTGCGATCCCTCACCACAACCACCCAAACCGATCCACCCATTGGGCCGCCACGCCAAGCAGCGCGAGCAGCAGCAGCAGGAGCAGACCGATCTGGATCACATCCAGCCAGCGGCCCAAATGGACACTCTGCTCCATTTTAGTTTGACGCCGGAACATACTCTCCATGTTAAAGGAGAGCCAATCAATATCCAACTCCAGGCGGCGGCGGCGCTCCGGAACCGGAGCCTGGGGCGCATCGATCAACTCAATCGGGCCATGCTTGGCGCGCAGCTCCTGATACTCCATCAGAACTTCGGGCGGCGTGCTATAGCCGAATTCGGCGACCTTGACCGCCAATTCTTCGTAGCGGCGGCGCTCAGCAGCCGCAATCCGGGCCGCCATTACGATTCGTCCTCCGGCGCACGCTGTTCCAGACTGCTCACGCGCTGCTCCAGGTCATTGACGCGGGCCGCCAGCGTCTCGATCCGCTGGTGCGCCAGCACGCTCATGCGGCTACTCGTGGCGGCAACCTGCTCAAAGACTCGCACGAGCAAATCATCGAGCGCATGCCGGAGCATGTCCGCCTGGCGACTATGCAGCACATGCTCAACTCCAGTGATGACCGCGTCTACGGCGCGGGTCAGCGGGTGCTGAAGCGGGTGATCAGGATGATGAGGATCATGGCGGCTCATGAGCCACCTCGCAGTACGTTTGCCAGCGTCGCCACGTGCGCCCCATACTGATCGCCGGGATTGGCCCAGCCAAGGCCGGAAGGGTTATGCACTCGTCCGAGCGCTTTGAGTTGGGGAGCGCTCCCATGCAGCGCGGCAGGCAGGCTCCGGTAGCTGAGCGCGGTCGTGACCGCGCGCTGCTGCACCGGGCTGCGCTGATCGGGGGGCGTCGCATAGGCCAGCAGCCGCCCCAGATGTGCGGGGATGCTGTGCGTGACCCAGGCGGAAAAGCTGAGGCCGTGCCGCCAGAGCCGCTCGGCCTCATCGTAAGCCCAGGTGGGCGGCATCGGATCGGGGTTGCCTGGGCGGGTCTGGCCTGTCACCCCGATCCCGGCAGGATTGCGGCGGGGGCGAGCACACCACCAGCTGGTCAGACGGGCCGTCTCATGCAGGCACTGCGCGGCAACCAGCCAGGGATCGAGGCCCACGGCAACACTCTGGAGCCAATACTGGCTGGCAATCAGATGGATATCCGACACATCGTAGCAGATCGGCGGGCAGCGGCGCTGCCAGGCAGCCACATAGGCGTCGTGTGCGTCGTGTGCGTCCCCGACGAGCGGACTGTCAGCGGCGTACAGGGGAACATGGGGATGATCCGCCATCCATCCATCCACTTCAGCAAACACCCACTCCTTGGTAATTGCCCAACCAGGGCAACTTTTCGTATTATTATAATCACGGTGAAAGGACAGGAGCTGCCGAGGCGCAATGCCAAGTTTCCGGGAAAGCCCACCCAGCACGGCTTTGGTTGCCTCCCAGATCGCGCCAGACGGGCGTACATGGTCATAATCACCGACCATCTCCACCCCAATCGAGTACCAGCCTGCGGCACGGCTTCCATTGCCTGCATTGGCATGAATGCCAATATCACGGAGTGGGGTAAACAGCCAGATGCCATCCGGGCCAACATAGATATGGGGTGCAGATGTCCATCCCTTGCCAGCATAATAGTTCTGCATGCCTTGCATGGTTTTGAGGCCGCTCCATTGGGCCACGGTTGGACGCCATGTATGATGCAACACCACTTTGGTTGCCTTGAGGTTCGTAAATGCATATGCAGCAACATAGCTGAGCCATTCATGAATGGAGAGCATTTTGCCGATCATGGGGGGCATGCCAGTTGTGGGATAATCCTGGGCCATACAAAACGCCTCTCAACGCGATCATGAGACCGATTGGTCTAAGTCGGTGAGAGGTGTATCAGGAGTATTGTCGCACAACTATAAGGAAAACACAAGAACCTTTATTGTGTTTGTTTATAGTTGTGCTACACTATGCCGTGAACGCGCCGCGTCGTCTCTGCTTCGGTGAGAGGTTGCGGAGAGGGCGGCGCGTTTACGGTTAATCCGGGCAGACGCTGACGAGCTGCCCGGCAGCATTGTAGTTTCAGTGTTCTCGTGTGAGTAGCTCAATATATCTATCAAAATAGGCTGCAACTGCTTTCACGCTCATATCTCCCATTCTAAAACAGTATTACCCATAAGTAAACAACAAAACCAATACCTATAGGTATTGACTTTTCTACTCATAGGCATATAATACCTATGAGTATATTTATTTGTACCCATAAGGCTAAATTCATGAATATAAGCCAGGATACCCGTGCGCTTGTTAAAGGCGCTCTTGACGAAGCCGAACGTATTCATGGCGTTGACACAATTGAGCAACTAGCTGAGCGTTACAGTCTTTCTGTCAAAACCGTTTCATTTCTTCGTAATGGGCGCTGGACACGAACTGATCGCCTCTTGATTGCTGCTCTGTTGCGATGCCGCCTTGATATTCAGGAAGCGGCATAGATATGTCCTCTCAATTTCATCCATCTTTCAAAATATTTACCTATAGGTATTGACAAATGTACCTATAGGTATTATTATGTACCTATAGGTACTAATTGATTGATTTGAGAGGAACACCACCTATGACCATCCATACCTGCCCCACCTGCGACCAGCCCATCAGCGCGCCCATGCTGACCTCCCGCATCGCCTACGACCGTGCATCGCGTGATTATGCCGTCTATGTCGGCATCAACGGCGCGGAGCAATTTTTGGGCTACGCTGCAACCCGTGACACCGCCGAGCAAACCGCCGAGCAGTACCGCTTCGAGTACCTACGAGACTGGCGGCTTGGGCGAAAAGGGAGCGAGCAATGACTCCCACCCGTACCTGCCGCCGCTGCCTGGATGCGCAGGCCCTGGAGGCCTTTCCGGTGCTGCCCTCTGGCCATTTCAGTACGGTCTGTACTGGATGTCAGGGCACGCCACGGCAGTCACACGTCCTCTGCCCGATCTGCGGTATCCCCGCGCCGCAGCACTGGACGTGTGCCAAATGCGGCTGTCGGGGGCATCTCATCCCGCATACACAGGCAACCGAGCTGTGCGATTGGTGCCTGAAAGAAGAGAGGAACCACCCTCATGATTAACGTCGTTTATGATCAAGAAACCCACGACTATGCCATGTATCTCGATGGCGAACTGGTCGGCTTCGCTCGCACCTATCACGATGCTGAGGTCACGCTTGACCAGCTGCGCCTCGAACAGGCGCAGCACGCCGCGCCCCTGCTCGACCCCGCACTAGAGCCCATCCCCGCGATCCTTCGGCGAGCGGCCTCGGAGGTCGCATGAACATTAAACCATTTGCCAACCTGGCGGGGGCCAACCTGACAGGGGTCGACCTGACAGGAGCCAACCTGTACAGGGCCAACCTGACAGGAGCCAACCTGACAGGGGCCGACCTGACAGGAGCCAACCTGTACAGGGCCAACCTGACCGGGGCCAGGCTGACGGGGGCCACCCTGACAGGAGCCACCCTGTACAGGGCCAACCTGTACAGGGCCGACCTATTCAGGGCCAACCTGGCGGGGGCCAGGCTGACGGAGGCTGACCTGACGAGGGCCAACCTGACCGAGGCCAACCTGACCGGGGCCAACCTGACCGGGGCCAACCTGTCCAGGGCCAACCTGTCCAGGGCCAACCTGTTCAAGGCCACTCTCACGGGTGCCACCCTGACGGGTGCGAGGCTCAACTGGGCCTCGCACGATTTAGTTAGCGCCATCCTGTTTGGCGCCGCAGGGGACTGCGAGGCCAAACGCCAGCTCGCTGGCCTGGTCATCATCAGCCGCGACTGGTGCTGGCCTGCGTTCGCCTCGCTCGATCTGGATATCGAGCTGCGGGCGTGGGCCGTTTCCGTCCTGGCGACCTATATCCAGGACGGGGATACCGCCCCCGCGATCCTTCGGCGAGCGGCCTCAAAGGAGGTCGCGTGATGAAGCTTCCACATACCACAACCCGCGCCTTGCCCCAGCCTGATGCGCGCATGGTCGCCAGCCTGGATAGTCAGCGCTGGCCCATGGACGCCCAGGCGCTCCGGCTGGGCGCATGCACCCTGCTCCCCGCCATCGGCGGCGGCTGGGTAGTGTGCCATCCGGCAGCCGGGCAGGCTGTGGCGCTGTGCCGAACGCTCTGGGGCGCGTGCTGGCTCGTGGGACGCCTCAGCCCGTTCCTGCCAGGCCTGACCGACGCTCGCACCTGGCGGCTGTTTGCGGACAGCCTCGCCTACCGCGCCATGCTGCGCGAGGGCGACGCGCTGGATCAGGACGCCCGCCCCGACGCGCCGCCCATTGGCACGCTGCCGGAGGCGCTCCTCATCCGCGTGCATGCGGCGCTGCGCGAGGTGGTGGTGCCGGGCTGGATGGGCGGGGCCGATGATGTGAGCCGCGCCCGGCATGCCATCAATACGGTGTATGCGCGGCGCAGCTGCCAGCTGGCCCAGCAGGGGATCGCGCTAGAGCGGGCCTGCCACCTGGCGTGGCAGGAGCTGTGGCACGCGCCCGATCTGCCGGGGCTGATCCGGCAGCACCTGGAGGAATCTGTATGACAGAGGCCGCCGTCCTAGTGGATCGCCTGGCGGAGCGGCTTGCCACCGCCCGCTGGCAGATGCATCGCCAGCCCACGGAGGCGCACCGGGCGGCGATGCTCCGCCTGGAGCGCTTGCACCGCCGCGCCTATCGCCGCCTCCAGCGCCGCTGGATCAGCGTGTTTGAGGAGGAAGCTACACCATGACAGCACCGATCCAATTTTATGACAGTCGACTCTGTACGCTCCCTGCGCGCCAGCACCCGACGTGCTGCCGGTG